GCCTTGTTCGGCCTCGAGTATAAAAACTACGAAAACCAACACACCCAAATCTATTCAATCGAATCTTCAGACCGCGCGTTTGAAGAAGAGGTGATGGAATCGGGTTTTGGTGAAGCCCCTGTGAAAACTGAAGGCTCTGGCGTCGCGTACGACCAGGCGCAAGAGGTCTACACAGCTCGTTACACACACGAGACCATTGCTTTGGCCTTCTCCTTGACTGAAGAAGCCGTAGAGGACAACCTCTATGACCGCCTTGGCGCTCGCTATACACGTGCTTTGGCACGCTCTATGGCGCAAACCAAGCAGATCAAAGCTGCTGCCATCCTGAACGGCGCTTTCACTACCTCTATCGGTGGCGACGGTGTTGCTCTGTGCGCAACCAATCACCCTACTTTGGGTGGTCCTAACTTGTCCAACACACTGGCAACCCCAGCGGACTTGTCTGAGACCTCCTTGGAGCAGTCACTGATTGACATCTCTGCGTTTACCGATGAGCGTGGCTTGAAGATCGCTGTTCAAGGCTTGAAGTTGATTGTTCCAAAAGAACTGCAATTTACCGCAGATCGGATTTTGAAATCCACTTTGCGTACTGCAACTGCGGACAACGACATCAACGCCATTCGTAACATGGGCATGGTGCCTCAAGGCTACACAGTCAACAACTTTCTGACCGACCCAGATGCGTACTTCATCAAGACTGACGCACCTAACGGCATGAAGATGTTCACACGTGTGTCCCTGAAGACTGGCTTCGAAGGCGACTTCGACACCGGCAACGTCCGTTACAAGGCACGTGAGCGTTACAGCTTCGGCTTCAGTGACCCACGCGGCATGTTCGGCTCACCTGGCGCTTAATAGTCAGGTAAATGGAAAAAGGGGCCTTGTGCCCCTTTTTCTTTTGGTGTATATTGAGCACATTCCGGGGTTCTCCGGTGTATCTGACAGTCCCGGCTGACGACATGCAGACAGATACGCCCCAACTTGCATGTAAGGAAAATAGACATGGCATCAACTACCTTCTCCGGCCCAGTAACGTCAACAAACGGCTTTATTGGGAATCTCATTGGCAATGTAGTCGGCAACGTAGTCGGTAACGTAACTGGAGCAGTTGCAAATACTGAATTGACCGCTGCCTCAACCCTGACCGCAGCACAATCCGGCACCACATTCTTTCTGAATTCCGCCACTGAATTTGCTACAACTTTGCCTGCACCCGCTGCCGGTGTAGCGTTCACATTCATTGTCAAAGCTGCTCCTTCTGGTGCAAGCTACACCATCGTGACTGCATCCAGCGCAAACATCATCAAGGGCCAGGCATATCCTGCCTCCGGTGCTGCTGGTGATACTGGTACTGCCGATGACACCATCAGCTTTGTAGATGCCCAAGCGGTCGCAGGCGACATGGTCACTGTGATCAGCGACGGAACTTCCTGGTTTGCAAAGGCGTATTGTGCGGTTGCCGCTGGTGTGACTTTCACACAAGCCTCCTAATAGGGGGATAGCATGAGCTATAGCAATATACAGTCAGCGTATGCGACTGGCACTGCTCAAATGGTCAACGGACGCACTCGCGTGGTGGGTATCTATTACACCGCCACAGGGGCAGCAACCATGACCTTTAAGAGCGGTGGCGCAAGTGGCACCACACGTGTGACATTGGCTTCCCCAACTGCTGCCGGCTCAGATAGCATTTTGCTATCTGAGATGGGCCTGCTTTTCGAAAGTGGCGTCCATTTAACCGTGAGCGGTGCGGCAATCACCAGTGTTACCTTGTTCTTCGAGGGCGGAGCAGCAGCGTAATGGCCTCCAAAGGCATGGGCATCAAAACCTCGGTCAAGAGCGGAAATTTCCGCCCGACCAAGGCGGGTGCGGGCATGACCAAAAAAGGCGTTACAGCGTACCGCAAAGCCAACCCTGGAAGCAAGCTCAAGACGGCGGTGACTACCAAGAATCCATCTCCCGCAGAAGCAAAACGCCGTGCGTCGTACTGTGCGCGGTCCGAGGGCCAGATGAAGGATTTTCCTGAAGCTGCCAAGGACCCAAACAGTCGCCTACGTCAGGCACGTAAACGGTGGAAATGCTGACATGGACATTAACTTAATCTGGTCAACTGTTTTGTCCGTTGCATTGGGTGGATTGTGGTTTTTCATTCGTGAAAAATTTGACGAGCTCAAGCGGATAGACATTTTGTTAAACAAAACACGCGAGGAGATTGCCCGTGATTACGCAACTAATTCAGAAGTGCAAAGAGTTACTGACCACATTGACCAACGCTTTAATCGTCTTGAAGCAAAAATTGATCAACTTATTCAACAAGCAAAGTAAGGAGCAGTGATGGCGACAACCACAAAGATGAAGATGGTCATGAAGGACGGCAAGAAGGTCCCGGCCTTTGCTGCTGACAAGATTGGCAAGATGAAAAAAGGCGGAGCGGCGGGCATGCACAAGATGCCCGATGGCTCCATGATGAAGAATTCTGACATGGCCGACAAGATGGGCCGTGCCGTGAAGCGTAAAACGGCCGACGTTAAGGGCCGTGCAATGAAAAAGGGGAAATAACATGGCTGGACGTGGAATGGGCTGCGCAGTGCGCGGCGGTGGTGCTGTTGAGAGCGGCCCCGCAAACAAAATGATCTCTGAACCAAGCAAAACTACTGGCGTTCCTATGATGAAGAAAGGTGGCATGGCCATCAATCAACATAAGAAAATGGCCATGGGCATGATGAAGGGTGGCAAAGCCAAGAAGATGATGAAGGGCGGAGCCTGCTAAATGACCACTTCAGGGACAACAACCTTCGATCTGTCGATTGACGATCTGATCGAAGAGGCATTTGAGAGATGCGGCATACGTGGCACGAACGGCTACCAGCTCAAGTCTGCGCGTCGCTCTCTCAATCTGTTGTTCCTGGATTGGGCGAACAGAGGCCTTAATCTCTGGACAATTGAGCAAGCTACCTATGCCATAACCCAAGGCGTCAGAGAAATATCCTTGGATACGGATACTGTCAACGTGTTGTCTGCCGTCATTCGAGACCCATCACAGGGTATCTTGACGGATATCACAATTGACCGCATCAGTCGCTCTGAGTACCTGAACATCCCTGACAAGACGTCTCAAGCGCGTCCTGCTCAGTACTATGTACAGAGAACGAACGTGCCAAAGGTGTTTTTCTACCCTGCGGCGGACCAGAACTACACGTTTGTGTACTACAGGATTCGTCGTATTCAGGATGCTGGGGCATACACCAACACATCCGACGTCAACTTTAGATTTTTGCCCTGCCTGACGTCAGGACTGGCGTACTACATCTCGTTGAAGTACGCTCCCGAGCGCACGGGCGCTTTGAAGACCATTTACGAAGAAGATTTCCTACGCGCCGCGATGGAAGACAGAGACACTGCCAGCGTTAACTTCGTTCCTGACCTAGGGGTGTAACGCATGGCCTTCGCAACAGGTAAATTTTCATATGGCCTGTGTGACTATTGCGGACAGCGATACGAATACAACGTGTTGCGTAAAAACTGGCGCGGATTTAAAGTCTGCCCAGATGATTACGAACCAAAAGAGCCACAGCTCGAACCTTTGAAATATAGAGGTGATGCAATCGCCCTTTATGAGCCAAGGCCAGATAGAATTGAACCTGTATCGGTGTTTGTGGGTGCGCCTGGTTTTTCTGCTTTTCAAAGCTACGGAAGTGCCAGGAATACCAATGACATGCGCCCATACGTACAAGACCAGGCCTTGATTGCTCAGGGCGTGGTGGGTTCTGTGACGGTGGAGACATCATGACATACGATGAGCTTGTAACAAACATACGAAACTACACTGAAGTAGACGCAAACGTTTTCACCAACTCGGTGATAAACACGTTCATCACTTTTGCAGAGAACAGAATCCTGAGAGACATCGACTTGGATGTCTTCAAGCTTGAAGTGACCGGCAATATGACCAGTGGCAACAAGTTTTTGTCGGCTCCTACTGATATTTTGACTCATCGCTACCTGATGATCACCTCTGGTACGGACCAAATCTTTCTGGACTTCCGCGATACGTCCTTTATGAAGGAGTATTGGCCAAACGGTGCCACAACGGGGATTCCAAAATACTATTCCGTGTGGGATCAGAACACTTTCTATATTGCCCCGACTCCAAACGCTGCGTTTGTTGCGGAAATGGGCTATATCTATCGTCCTGCGCAGCTTTCTTCGACGAACAACACGACGTGGATCAGTACAAACGCTCCAGAGGCGCTGTTCTATGCCTGTTTGATCCAAGCATATAGCTATACCAAGGGACCGCCTGACATGATGGCCACCTTTGACGCAAGCTACAAACAAGCTCTTCAAGGGCTGGGTATTGAGCAGCAAGGCCGTCGCCGTCGTGATGAGTATCGTGATGGCATGGTACGTGTTCAACTTAAATCGGAGACACCTGGACCATGATAGGAACCCAATCACCTGTGTTACTAAGCGGCGTAAGCGTCGCTACCACCAATGGACGTGGCTGGACTCCGGACGAGTTGGCCGATCGAGCTATTGAGAAGATTATTTACGTTGGAAGTGAGTCACATCCAGCAATTCGAGATCAGGCGGTAGCTTTTCGAGGCGCTGTGCGGTCCGTAATCAAGGCCTATCTTGAAGAAGCCGTAAAGCAAGATAGGGCAACTATCGCAATCCGCCTGCGCGAAGCAGGACATTCCAACCTCGTTCATTTGTTAGGAGATTAAAAATGGCATTTTCAGGAAATTTCATGTGTACCAGCTTCAAAGTGGAGCTGATGAAGGGCGTACACAACTTCACGACCGGCACTGGAAACACTTTCAAGCTGGCAATGTATGACAACAGTGCCTCTTTTACAGCGGCAACAACTGCGTACACTGCTTCCAATGAGGTATCTGCATCAGGCACATACTCGGCCGGCGGCGGCGCGTTGACAAACGTGACCCCAACGTCTTCTGGTACAACTGCTTTCACGGACTTCGCTGATTTGTCGTTCACCAGTGCCACCATAACGGCTTATGGCGCGATGATTTACAACGACAGTGCCGCAGGTGACCCTTCGGTATGTATTCTTGATTTTGGTGGCGCAAAGAGTTCCAGTGCGGGCACTTTCACCATCATCTTCCCAACTGCTGACGCAACGAACGCAATACTTCGTATTGCCTAAGAGGCGTAAGTGGCCGATGTACGGATTGCACTTGGTGGATTTGGCAGTCAAGCCTGGGGTGAGGCCCCATGGGGCGAGGGTGCGGTCACGCTGTCTGCAACAGGTCAGGTCGGTTCGGTCGCAGTATCGACGGACGCCAATGTCAGTGTCACTGGAGTCTCTGCAACAGGCCAAATTGGCGCAGTCACTATCACTGCAAATGCAGATGTCAGTGTTACCGGCGTCTCAGCCACAGGATTTGTTGGCACAGCCACTATTATTGGAACGGCTAACGTCAGTGTCACCGGCGTACAAGCAACAGGACAGGTTGGTTCCGTCACGGTCAATGCAGATGCCAACGTATCGCTCACCGGCGTCTCAGCCACAGGTTTTGTCGGCGCGGCAACAGTCACAGGCGCAGCCAATGTATCGCTCACAGGGGTATCTGGAACAGGTCAAGTTGGGTCGGTTTCTGTCAGCATCGCAGCAAGTGTCGTCCTCACAGGTGTTGAGGCCACAGGCTTTGTCGGGGCAACCACAGTTGCTGCGAATGCGGACGTCTTCGCTACTGGGGTGCAGGCAACTGGCCAGGTTGGATCGGTTGACTTTGCCGGGGACGCCAATGTCTCCCTTACCGGCGTTGGAGCGACAGGGGCGGTTGGAAGCGTTGTGGTCGAAACCGTGCAAGTTGTCACGGTTGTGGGCCTCTCGGCAACGGGCAGCGTTGGGTCGGTATCGATTGGGATTGGAGCTCAAGTCAACGTCACAGGCGTTCAAGGAATTGGCCAGGTCGGCGGTGTGCTGATTTGGTCAATTGTTGATGACAGTCAAACAGTTAACTGGCAAAATGTCAATGATTCACAGTCTCCTGGTTGGGTTGAAGTTAATGATGCACAAACAAACGTGTGGACGCGCATAGCGGCATGAGGAAAACAAGATGACAATCAATTACACCACTCTTCTTGGCTTGGCCAAGCCCGTTACAGGAACGGAAGCTAATACATGGGGAACAGTAGTCAATGACGAGATTACCAGCCTGCTGGATACCGCTGTAGCCGGCACCACTACGCTGAGTTCCGATACGGACGTAACCCTTACAACGACTACTGGGGCTGCGAACCAGGCCCGTCAAGCGATTATTTTGTGGACGGCGGGTGGAACTGTTACCAGAACCATCACTGCGCCAGCTCAGTCCAAAACCTATGTGGTCATCAACAAGACCTCCAGCACCCAATCAATCAAGCTGGTAGGCGTTGGGCCAACAACAGGTGTCACGATCATTGCAGGTGAGTCTGCTGTTTGCGCCTGGAACGGTGTTGACTTCATCAAGACCAGCTCAACTATTGCAAATGCAGCTGGCTCAAACACTCAGGTTCAATTCAACAACAGCGGTGTATTAGGCGGCTCTGCCAACCTAACATGGAATGGAACTTCATTGGCGGTGACTGGTACTGTTGCAGTGACCGGCGCATTGACTGCTACGCTGGATTCAACATTCTCCTCAACCGGTGCGTTGACTATCAGTAAGGGTACGACTGGACAGCAGCCCGGCTCGCCTGTCACGGGTATGTTGCGCTACAACACAACAACCAATCAGTTTGAGGGCTACAGCGGCGCATCTCCTGCTTGGACTTCGGTTGGCGGCGCAACAATCAGCAACGACACAAGTACCTCAACCAATGTTTACCCATTGTTTGCAGGCGCAACAAGCGGTACGGCTTTAACCATTTACACAGGCAACGCCAAGCTGTTGTACAAGCCAAGCACAGGCGAGTTTCAAGCGTCAGTTCCTGTTGCATTAAATGGTATTGTGGTGAACAGCCAAACCGTTGCGACAAGCTACACGATTGCCGCAGGGTACTCAGGAATGTCTGCTGGCCCTGTCACGGTGGCTTCAGGTCAATCAGTTACTGTTTCCAGCGGCTCACGCTGGGTCGTTCAATAAGGAAAAATTATGGCAAGCGTTGTTGTAAATGGAGATACAAGCGGGGCTGTAACGCTATCTGCGCCAGCGGTAGCGGGTACGGTGACTGTGACTTTGCCGTCTACAAGCGGCACGATGGCAGTGTTGCCAACGGCTACAGGCGTGTTGGCTGAGTCTGCTGGCGGTACAGGTACGACCACTGGCTACTACGGCTTCAAGAACCGCATCATCAATGGTGCGATGGTGATTGACCAGAGAAATGCGGGGGCTAGTGTTACTCCTGCTAATGCTCAATACACACTAGACAGATGGAGATTTTTTGTAAGCCAAGCATCCAAATTAACAACTCAACAAAATGCTGGTTCAGTTACACCACCCGCTGGTTTTGCAAAATATTTAGGAATCACTTCTTCATCTGCATATTCTGTTGGGGCAAGTGATTTTTTTAATTTGCTAACGAGTTTTGAATCTTCAAGTGTGTATGATTTTGCTTGGGGAACTGCTAATGCTCAACCTGTCACTTTATCGTTTTGGGTGCGTAGTTCGCTTACTGGAACATTTGGTGGTGCTGTTCGTAATTGGGCATACACAAGGTCTTATCCATTTAGCTACACAATTTCTTCTGCTAATACTTGGACGCAAATTAGTGTGACAATTACTGGGGATACATCAGGCACTTGGAACATGACTGGCGATAACGCAGGAGCGATTGAGGTTCTTTTTGGACTTGGTGTTGGTTCTACATTAAGCGGAACTGCGGGTGCATGGGCTGGTACGCAATATAACTCAGCCACAGGCGCAGTATCAGTAGTTGGCACAAACGG